ATGCTGATGTGTTTGTGTTTCCTAGTCGTTGGGAAACATTTGGTATTGTTATGATTGAAGCAATGGCATGCGGCACTCCAGTTGCAGCATTCCCATGCGATGGACCGAAGGATGTTATTGATGATGGCGTCACTGGTTACATGGATGAAAATTTATCAGACGCTGTGTTCATGTGTCTGAAGTTGGACAGAGAGAAAGTTTTGCAAGGTAGCCAGCGTTGGTCATGGAACAATGCTTGGAAGATCTTCAAAGAAAACCTTACCTAAAACCCTCTACAAGAGAGGCTATCTCAGCGTTGTTTTTTTGCAACGAATAACCCTGCCAAGTGCAGGGTTTTTTTACATTTCGCTTTACAAATATTCAGACTTCCTGTATAATAACTACAGTTAGTCGAAAAAGGAAACCGAAATGTGGAATGATTTTAGTGACTTTGAGATAGTCGAACTGGCGTTCAAATATAACCTTGACTCTACTGTGAAGTTTGACTTGTCCAAGGACTATGTTAAACTCGCAAATCGTGAACACGTTGAGTGTTTGATTGAAGAAGTTGAATATAGCTTAGCATTTGATAAGGCATAATTATGAGTTTATTGACAGTAGGAAACCCGAAGTTGATGAAGGGTACGAAGAAAGGTTACTTGTCTTCTGTGCTCCATTTTGCGCCAGCCGATTTGTCTGGTAAAGAAGTTTGCCCCAAACGCACTGCTGGTTGTACAGCTGCATGCATAAACACAGCTGGTCGTGG